TGGGAGATACTCTGCACCCAACCCCCCCTGTCGCCGTGAGGCGACGGGGCTCCCGGATCTTCATCCGGGAGTTCGGGTGCAGGAGGTAACCACTTAAGGTTGGACCGTGAGGATTAGCCCGCAAGGGTCTTCCAAAGCGCTACAGCCTGCTGGTAGTCTTTATTGACTGCCGGCAAAGTGGGGCCCCAACGAAGCGGGAATCCCTCGACCTCAAGAACCTCGTCCTCTTTTCGTGGCCCCTCACGGGTAACCACGATTAGGCGGATGATTTTCCTTTGGAAGAGACTCCCCCGTGCTTAACCTTCCGGCGACGATCTCCGCGGGTCGGTACAACGTGGTGGTTGTTAATCAGGTCAACTAGCGATTCCTCGCTAATCGGCCCTTTGGCAACCCCACGAATGTACTCGATTCCTCGGCACATCGCAGCCAGGTGGTTCAGCACGGTTGCTTTGTTGGAAGCCACTACCTTGCTTTGCCTTGTAGAGATAGCTGCGTATGGGTCGAGAACGAGACGAACCTCGATGGTTAACCACCGAGCGGGCGCCTCACTATCTCTGACCACACGCACCTTCTCATACTCCTCTTGCAAGTCCCGGATATGACTCCGGAGCACTGCAAAGGGAGGCAAGGCGAGCAGTATTGATTGGCCATCCAACCCCTCTGGAAACAAGCTCAGATACTTAGACGCTTCCATTTGGAAGTCGTAAAGTCGCTGAACTTGCTTCTTGATCGCAGATTCTAGCACTCTTGCTTTGCTCTCCACGAGTAAGACCCCGAGGGTATTAACCTTGAGGGTCCGACTCCAGGAAAAGCAACCAAGAATGCCACTTATCAGGATTTCGCCCAGTTTGACCCGTTTGAAAGCCTGGAAGCTCCTACTATCCTCTCGCGAGGGTAGCAGGTAGAATCTCCACGTCTTCTCAGCGAGTCGGCTTGCGGCCGAAACACCTAGAATAGTGAAGAACTCTGCGAACAAGGCCCGGGAAGCCAAGTGAAGAGACCGGGATAACCAGCGCGACTCAAGTTCTCTAAACCAGACTGCCACGCCGTAGAATGAGACATAGGAGATGGCCTTCGTTAGAAGACCACCTTCACTGCCTCTTCGAAAGCGTACAGCCTCGAATAGAGAACCTAAAGGAGCGCCGGTTACTTCCGTTCCCTTGTGTATCCATCTCTTAGCGAACTCATATGTGTCTTGCGACTCATGTGTTTTCGGTTCAGAAACATCAACACCAATCTCCAAAAGGATTGCCCGGTACTCCTTGACTACGGCAGCGTCTGTCAAGACGATGTCGTCGCCGAGGAGTGCGTAGCGACTCCAAGTGATGGGTTTCCCCGCACGAAGAGCAGCTACCCGGACAATTACATGGTGTGACACTGCAAACATCGCCCAAGAACTATAAGCTCCCATTGGTTGCCCAACGGCGTATCTTACGACACGCCCTACGGGCCCCCATGAGAGGAAATAGTCTCGGTCGAGTAACAGCGCACGCCATGCGGCCGCAAATTCAGGAGAGATGAGCAGACCAAGGATCAGTACCTGTATCTCTACAGGAAACCGATCAGTGGCGCTACTCAAATCAAGTGAATAATACGGTCCCTTTCGGGGAAGGTGGGTTCGGAAGCTACCTTGATCAAAGGTACAGTCTCCCGGAATGCGTCGCAATAGAGCCATCAGGCTCTTATGCAACGGATAAAGGACAGACTGTGTCCAATAATCAAGAATAGCCACGATCCGACACTTAGCCTCCTTATCCTTGATTAGAGAGAGTTTTCCCTGTCGACCTTTGGGAAGGAGCTTACGCTCCTTACCTTTGATTTTCAGAGTCAACGCTCCTAACCAGGATAATGGGCTCAGAGAAGATCGAATGGTGGTAATCAATTGAACGACTTCACTTCCTCCCAGAATAAGCAGATGACTAATCTGCGTATCTGTGAGAAGGTGAGCGTCCTCAACTGATCCTACCAGGGCTTGCGCATTGGGTCCAGCTTTGGTTGAGATGTGGCATTCAGTCCATTCGGGCTGAGGAACCGTCCAACCTAGAAACCTCACGACGCGGAGAAGGTCGTCTCGCATATGCGAAGACATTTGACCTTTCCCCGGGTCCGTGATGGGAGCTAGGTCAGGAAGTTTAGTGCCAGGCAAGATGCGAGACACTCCGAGGAGCGTCAACGCAAACTTGATCTTAGCACTACCACCTTCTCGGAAGTACTTTACGAGGGGGGCTCCTTTTGGGAGCCCGTCCACGTCGAGTACAACCCCAAAGCCTGGAGACTCCTTTAACGGCGATCCACACAGGAACCGAGTGCAACACAATCTTATGGCTTTTAGCCACATTATCGTGTCCACCGGTCCGCGTGTTTCACACCGTTTAAGGACGACTCCTACCCAGTGACGAACTAATCCCTCATCATACTCCAACTTAAGGAATACCTTGTTCAGGAACCTTACGGTCACCTGAAATAGGGTTAACTTGAGTTTGAGCATGAGAGAATTTTGATGCTCACTCTGGACTTGAGGTGAATTCCCAAGGACCAGCCTAGAGCTCGGGGGACCGCCTCCAGCCTTTACGGCAGGAGCGTTCCTCTAAGTGACGGTTGGCTTCACTTGAGTACTGACTCCCTCACGGG